TGAATTCTATAGAAAAATCTCTGAATGGTAATACATAATTTGGTAATGAATCATCTATTAATTCTATACCTGGTTTATTTTGATAATGAATTTGAAGATCATGATATTGTAAATCTTCATTCCCATAATTACAAATAGCTTGACCTGAACTAAAAAAACTTGTATGAGCTAATCTATTTACAAGAACACTTACACCATCTCCATTGAGCATATCTGTTTTTATAATATGACCACCTTCAAACTCTACATTTATTTCTTGGCCATATAAACCGTTATAAGGATATTCTCCTATATCACGATTTGTATTTCTATCAGGATTTGTTAAATCATATTGATGCCATCCTGAAAAAGTACCATCTTCATAAGTACCTGTAAAACAAACGCGAAATTGATTTTCAGGTTGGCACTCTGTGGCAGACGAAAAAAGAATACTAGTGCTAACTAGCAAAAATATTTTTTTTAATGCTAGTTTAATCATCATAGCATTTCTATAAATATATATGAAATATATTTTAAGCATGAAAGTCGGAAAGATAAAAAACAATTTATCTTTTATACTTTTATAATAAAATCTTATAAATTATTATAGTTTTTTTTCAATATGAGGAGTATAAATAATATCACTATGTTGGTGAATATTATCTAAACGAATAAGGTGTTCAGATGAGTTAAATTTTGTACAGTCTTTATTCCAAACCTTAATGACATTAAAATATTGGTTCTTTTCAACAATTCTTTTAGGACTTATACTTATTCCTTGTATTTGATTTGTTGAGGAATTATTGACAACTGTTCCCATCATTGAAGCAATTGTATATATCATAAAATAATGAGATGCTTTAACGCGATTTATACGTAAACTGTAACAACCTCCTTTAATATTTGCGTAATTTTCATAAAGTGGTGGAATTCCTTCTCTCATCCAAAAAAACATACCGTAAGGAAGACTTGAATCTTGTAATTCACGTATAACTGTAAAGAATTCACCCCATGTTTTAACAGTAGCTAAATTTTGATACGATTCTGGTGTCCATTTTGTATCTGCAGGATTGTGGTAATACAAACACCACGACCCTGTAGGAATAGAATCGCTTAACTGAAAATTGGACATTTCAGTCTCTATAAATAGAATGTAATAGTTGTTTAGGCTATAATAACGCAGTTATTAATAGGCTATAATAATGCAGTTATTCTTTTTTTTCAGAATCTTGTTCGGGTAATTCTATCTTACTATCATTTTCATCATCAGTACTATTACCTGTTACTTGAGAATCTGAGTCATCAACATCATCAGTAGATTTTGTGGCTTCATCTGCATCAGAGACAATAGATAAATCAACTTTTTCATTTGTCTCAAGAGAGTATGATACTTCATCCCCATCTTCAGTAATAAACGTTATATACACATTTCTAAAATTTATAATAATTGTTTTATCAAGATTATATTTCCATGCTGCCACAAGAATTTGAAATGGTACTTTAGCATCTACTGAATTAACTTTTTGTTCAACAATCCAATCAGATAAATCACCAATACATTTTGAATTAAATTTAGAAATATAATTGATTGATGCGCCAATATATGGTAAATGTGATAAACTATTATGATGACCAAATTCTAAAAGAGAAAATACTTTTGATTCAAAGTCATAAATCCATTCTGGTTCTTCTGTAAAAAGAGAATTATTACTTATAATATAAGTGCTATAATCTATATCCGATAATTTAAAAAAGCACAAGTATTTTTTACTTAATGAATCTCTTACACCATGTATTATACAATGTATTATTTCATTCATATAAGCTAAAATATCATTAAGATAACAAACAAATCTTAATAAAAATGGTGCAAAAAACATTGGAATTTTATACATAAAAAAATTGTATAATGTTGTTAATACTGTGTCTAAGATATTATCTACAGACATTTTTATTAATAAGAATTGGAGCTAATCGTTTAGGTTGGTATAATTTTTTTTCCATTCCAAGTTCCTATAACTTCTCCATCTAAATAAACATTATTTTCAGTATCTCTTTGATAAGTTTTTCCTTTGAATTCAAATTCTTCTACTTCAACTGCTTCTTCCTCTTCTTCAACTACTTCTTCAACTACTTCTTCTTGAACTTCAATATCTTTTGTTTTAGGATTGTAAATGCCAATTTGTTCATATCCATCTTCAGTTTCGGCGTAAACATTATTTTCATCATCTTTGTAATAAAGTTTTCCTTTTATTTTTATTGGTTGTAAATCTGGAGTTTCATCTGCTTCAGCTTCTTCCTCTTCTTCAACAACTTCTTCTTCAACAACTTCTTCTTCAACAACTTCCTCAACAACTTCTTCATCTTCATCGGCTGCTTCTACTTCTTCATCAGCTACTTCAACCTCTTTCGTATCTATAGGAAATGATTCATCAGTTTGTGCACTATCTAAAGTAAACACTGGAGGATTTGCAGAAGCTGCCGCAACAGCTGCAGCAAGAGCTGGTGTAGATTTTACGCTAGGTATAAGAATATTTTTTGTGTTTTTTACAGGTTGAAATTGTAATAATTCATGTACATCTTCTTTACAAACAGAAGTTGTACAGGACTTTTGTGTAGTTTCAAGCGCATCTAAACGTTGCATAACTAATTCCAAAGTTTTTGTTAAATGATCTACTTCATTATCACGAATTTCACTTATTTCACTATTACAATCTTCATTTAACCAATGTCCCATAGGAGGATATTTTTGTTTTACAGGTTCAGGTTTGTATCTAACTGTATCACGAAGTTCAAATTCTAACTTTGCAATAGCAGTTAACATTGTTTCACGAAATGTGCTTAAAATATAGTGTATAGAATCAGCCATTTTTGACGTATATTTTTACTTAAACTAAGGCGACAATAATTGATCAATTTTTAGGATTTTACCATGATATTTAAACAAGAATCAAGTGTATTTTCTTTATCTTTTAGAGGTTTATTACGTTTTAACTTGAGCGATTGTGGTGTATCTTCAACTTTTGGTAAACTATATTGGTAAGGATTTACAACAGTATTACGTATAGTTGTTTCGTAAAAATCAATAGGTTTTGTGTCCATAGATGCAAGAATACTTACCATAGGAGGTAAATGAACATCAACACGAATACGTTGACTTTCACAAATTCCACGAAATTCTTGAATAGAAATTGGTCCACCAAATCTTTGGAGACATTCACGATTTGGTGCTGGATAAATTCTTCCATTTACAGAATCTTTGTATAAACAATTTAATAAAGCGATTCGTTCCCAGCGTGTATGTGTATCCACATTTTCAGCTAATAAATGTGCCATACAACATTGTGGAGTACAGAAATTACCATAAACCTGCCATACATTATCTACAATTTTTAATGGAACTACACATGGTCTTCCTTTAAAAGAATCGCAACACCAAAAACAGGCTAAATCAGTTTCAGTAGGTAACTCTTGTGTGTGTTGTGTATTACCAAATTGTACTAAAAGTTTTGTAGGTCCATATTCTTTTCTCATAGGTGCTTGTACTTGTACTTGTACTTGTGTTTGTGGTTGTGGTTGTGGCTGTGATTGTGTCTGTTGATGAGAAGGCTTTTTTTCTTCAACTAAATTATTTTGCTTCATTTGAATTGTTGTTTCAGAGTCAGGTACAGGTTCATAATTTGAGGTTTCAAAAAAAGGATCCAATTCAGCCGCATCAAATGCTTCAAATTGCGCAGGAGGATTTGGATCATAAACATAAAGTTGATCGTGAAATTTTATTTCAGAACTTTTGATTGGCAAATGAGCAATTAATGGTCTTTTCATTTCAGATTGAAATCCTCCTTGGATACCATCAGGTGTAATTACAGCCACAACTTTATGTTTAGAGGATCTCTTTTCACGCTTTGCTTTTACAGGTGTTTCTTCATCTGTTACAGTTGTCTTTTTACGAGGAGGCATTATATCTACACTATTGGCGCGTATTCTACTTTAGACCTTCTACGTCTACAAGGGCTTTAAGAAACAAGGTCCATTGACAATAGGTTTATGTCAACAATTTCTCCAAATCCGAGAGTCCAACGAATACTCTCTTGCATTTGTCAAGATAAATCTCGTCTAAGACACTTATTATTTTACGGACCACCAGGAAGTGGAAAAACCTCTACTGCACGTCTTTTTATAGAAAGTTGGTATCCCAATGGAAAACCACCACCAGGCTCCACACTTTTTCTCAATGCGTCTGATGAGAGAGGGCTAGAATCTATACGAGACCGTGTATTTCCTTTTCTTAATTCCAGAAATCTTTTACCTGAACATAATCATCTTCCAAGATTCCTAGTTTTTGATGAAGCTGAAACTCTTACAGCATCAGCACAACTGGCTCTTCGTCACGTTCTTGAAAAACATCCACTAGATCACTGTTGTATTTTATTTCTAGTCAATACAATAAGTGGTATAGAAAAGTCACTTTACCATCGTTTTTTACGAATTCGTTTTGATCCACTTCCATCCGAATGTCTCGCAGAAAGAGTAAAACTTTATGCACCAGATAAAGAAACACCAACACCTCTTGATTCCATTCGTCTTCGTGGAGATTTACGTATTTTCTTGCATGCACCAAATGCAGCACAGGAACTTGCAAGAACATTTTGGAAATGGCTCAATGATGGAAACATAGATAAGAAGACACTTACAAGAAGAAATTTAGAAGATTGTTTCTGGATTGGACAAATTTTTGGTGTTCTTGATCTTCCACTTGTTATAAAAATCACAAACTTGAGTCATCCTGGAATTATGAAAGCAATGCCAACTGATCTTTATCAAACACATATTCATGATATTTTAACAATGTTAATAAAAAAATTGACCCATTTAAATAATTAAAATAATAAGTACAAACTATTTAAAATGTCTGAGATAGATTATGTAAAACCTACACCATTACGTATTAGCACTAAAGTTATTACTGCTAATATGGGGACAACAATGGATGCCAAACTATTATTTGATACAATTTCTCAGATTTTAATTCCTCTTTGGTGGCCTGGTGAAGGCATTTTAAAAATGGAACATGACAAGTCTGTAATTGGTTACGCAAGTCGTGATGTATTTAGTAAACGTGGAGTTAGTGAAAAAACATTCTTTAATCAAAGTACAATAATTGTTCGTAAAGCAACAAATGAAGCTAAAACCGAATTCAAAGAAGTAAATGTGAAACTCTTTGGAAATGGTGGGATTCAAATGACAGGTATTCCAGCAGAAGATTTTGCAAAAGAAACTCTTGAATGGGTTTTACAAGAACTCTATAAGCTACAAGCGCCTATATTTAAAGAAAAACCATCTCTTCAAAAATTCAAAGTACAATTAATAAATTCAGACTATCAAGTTGCACATCAAATCAATAGAAATGCTCTTCATGCCATTTTAAGCCGCACATATGGATTATTCAGTACTTTTGAAAGTACAATTTATCAAGGCGTAAATACTAAATACTATTATAATGATAAAAATCCAGATCCAGATCGTTTAGGCATTTGTCTTTGTACAGAACGTTGTCGCGGTCAAGGTTCAGGAAGTGGTCCCGGAGAATGTAAGAAAATAACAATGAGTGTATTTCAGACTGGAAAAATCATTATTACTGGTGGACGTTACTTGAATCAGCTAGAAGAAGCCTATGTATTTCTGAATAAGGTTCTTCAAGATCACGCGGAAGATGTTTTAAAGTTATAAGTGCGTCAGAATTCATTAATAAATCTTACGGCGAGCTCGTAGAATTGTTTCAATGGCATCAGCAGCACCACCACAACAAGCAACAGTTGCATCTTTAGAAACACCACTTCCTTCTGCTCAAGTTTTAATACAAGCTGCCAGACTTGCACAACAAATGGATAAACCTATTCAACTTGACTATTACGCAGACTCTTGTGTTAAAAAAGCAGTCATTGGTGAAGATCAAGAAACAAAGGAAAAAATTCTCATTAAAAATAATGAAGAATATACTAGCTTAATCAAAAAAATATACAAAGTTGGTGATGATTACCTTACATTAACTGAAAACTCCATTTATATTGTTAGTACAAAGATTGAAAAACGTAAAATTCAAACATCATCTTTAATAGCAAATGAATAAAATTGACTTTTTTTCTATCCTTTTATCTGGCAAATCAATGTTATAAAAATGAGTGAATTTACAGATGAAATTGAAGAAATTAAAAAAGGGGATCCTCTCTATCTTGGCGTTATAGGATCACGTCAAGATATAGATCAAACGAAGCTTTTAGAAAACTTAATTAATCCAATTCTTCAAGAACTTGGGCGAGTTCCAGACAAGATTATTCTTCCAGCGGAAGGAATAAGCACAATGTTTCTTTCAGACTGGGCAGACATGTTAAAAATTCCTGCACAAATTTATGAGGCAGATTGGAGAAAACATCAAAGAAGAGCAAAAATTTTCAGAGATGCTAGAATTCAGCAAGAGGCAACACACTTTATTGTCTTTCTCAATAAACGTTCAGAATTTAATGAAAAACTTGCAAATCGTTTGGCTAAACAAGGTAGACCCGTCTTTACAGTAAGCTATAATGATTGGTCTATTGAAATGTTAACTTCAGAGTCTAAAAGTCAGCAACAAACAATGTTTCAATTTATTGCTGAGGAGCTTCCTTCTTAATTGTTACGACTTGTTCACCAAGAAGAGCACGAGAACAAACGAGATACTGAAAGAGAGACATTACAAATGCAAGAACAGCTACTAATAAACCATAGAATCCATAACTAACAGCCATGAATTTAGGCATTTTAAAATAAGATAATATACCTATTGTTCCTAAAAGTGTAATAGCACCCATTATAGCATAAACAATGAAAAATCCATAATAAGTATTGCAAATAACATCGCTAGGAATTTGCTTAGTCCACTGAGGTTCCATTTCTTTCTATTGGATGTTGCGGTTTTTTTGTCGGACTATCGTAGATAGAAATGGCAAAGTCACACAAGTCACACAAGTCACGTAAATCAATGAAGCGTAGAATGAGTAAAAAGGGACGCAAAGCATCCCGTCGCAGAAGAATGCGTGGTGGTGAAGCACCTGTTAACTATGATCCAAAAAGCGCAATGGAATTAAATTTAGCACAAGGTCAACAATTTGCTGAATTTCATAAGGCTCAACATGGAGGTGCTCTTGCCTATGGTGATTACCCGGGTGCTATTGGTGCAACTTTACCATCTGATTTAGCTGCTTCTGCAAAATTAACTGGATTAAATCAAGCATTTGATTATATTAAACAGTTTGGTCCTTCTTCCGATAATCCATTTTTAAGAGGTGGTAGACGTAGAAAAAGTCGTAAATCAAAAAAATCACGTAAATCACGTAAAGGTTCTAAAAAACAACGTGGTGGCTTATACCGTTGGGGAGGTGGCGGTAAAAAAGTCTCCAAGAAATCAAAGAAATCAAAGAAATCTAGAAAATCAAAGAAATCTAGAAAATCAAGAAAGCAAAGAGGAGGTGCTTATGCAGAAATGAGATTTCCAATGCCTGTTGCAGATGAAGGTAAAATGTTAATTCCAGCATCATTACAACAACAAGCAGGACTTAATCCAGAATGGAAGCTCGCAGAAGATCCTATGGCATTTGCTCCAAAGATGTAAACTCTCTTAATAAACAATAGGTTTTGCAGACCAAACTAATGGTGCACCCACTTCACCAACACTTGCATTAAAAAGTGTTCTTAAATGATCAGTATTAGTTTCTAATACAGCTCGTTCTTCCTTTGTAGGCATTATAGTTAAAACTATTATAACTTCGCCATAACCAGTTCCAATAGCACGAGGCATACCCAAACCTTCTATAACAATCTCTTGTCTATTTTGAACTCCTGCTGGAATTTGTATAAAGACTCCTTCATCATATGCTGGATGTCCATCTAAACGCACAACTTTTCCACAAAGTGCTTCTCCGAGTGTCAAGCTTACACGATTTTTTAAAACATCGCCAAGTCTTTCCCAACCATGATCCTCATCAGCTTCTACAAGTTCCACTAAAACATCACCAGGTTCTGTATATTCTTCCACGTGACTACTTTCTCCTGCAAAACGGACCACATCACCAGATTTCATTCCTTTTGTAACAACTAATTCAAGATCCTTTTCTTGTTTAATAAATTTACTTCCTCCACATTGTCCGCATGAATCACCTTTTGTTTTTCCTGCTCCTGAACATTTTATACAAGGTCCTGTATTTTGCATAATCATAGGACCCATTTGTATAACATTTACTTTTGTACCAGAACCTCCACAATCTGAACAATCTTTTTTATTGAGAAATCCTTCACCCTTACAGCCTCCACAAAATCTATTACGGTCTAAATGAATTTGAAGAGTACGACCATAATAAAAATTCTTGAGCGTAAGAGGAATTTGTGTTTTGCGATCAGGGGCTTTTCCAGGTCTACGGACATTTATATTTTGAGGTACACCTCCTGCACGAGCACCACCAAACATTCCAAAAAGTTCATTTATATTGAAAGGCATGCCTCCACCCATTGGAAATGGAAATCCTCCAGGAGGACCACCAGGAGAACCACCAGAATTGTCACCAGGAATTTGTCCTGTTTGATCATAAAAAGCTTTTTTTTCATTATCACTTAACACTTCATAAGCTTTACTTATTTCTTTGAATTTTTCAGTTGCTTCTTCCTGTTTATCCGATTCAACCTTATCAGGATGATAAATACGACTTAATTTCAAGTACTGTTTACGAATTTCAGAAGAATCAGCCCCTTTTTGTAATTCTAATACTGAATATAAGTCACGGGACATTCCTCTCGTATCCAAGCTTGTTTTGTTTATATACCCTTTCTAGAAATTGAATGTCATCTTACGAATGCACAGTGCACAAAATTTCATATGAAACACCAAAACGTGAATCTTTTCGTGAGGAATTCTATGATTTATTACTCAAGATACCTATGAATCTTTCTATGAAACTTTATAAGGATGTAATTGTATCATGTGACTGTCCTTCTAATTACACTGCGTTTGATTCTATTAGGAAAGAGGCTCGTTTATCTGGAACTCTTAAAGACAGCTGACCTCTTGTAAGTAAGGAGTGAATGGAAACAAATATTATTGGGCAAAGTGAGGCCTATGAAATTTGCGAAAAGGCTATAAAAAGACCAACACATCTTTTTTTCTTTGGTCTCCATGGACTTGGCAAAACAACGTTTGCTTTAAATTTTTTTGACAGTTATGCAAAGTATCATCAAATAGATCCAAGAGATCCTGATTATTTTCTGTTCTTGACTGCAAATCAAGATCGTGGAATTCACACAGTTCGTGAAAAATTAGCGGATTTTGTAAGAGGTTCTCTGAAAAAACCTGGAGTCACTCGCTGGATTTTAATTGATGATGCTGATACACTTCCAGAAGTAAGTCAACAAGCTTTAAGAAGACCAATGGAGCAATATGCACATTTAACCTGTTTTTTATTTATTGCCAATTCAAGTGAATGTTTAATACATGCTCTTCAAAGTCGTTGTCAACCTGTAAGATTTTCACCAATTCCAATAATGATGCATATTGATACACTTTTAAAAAGAATCAACTATAAAATTGAGAATGAAGCCGTTAAAAGCTGGTTAGGAGCAGCATCACTTTGTTCTATTGCTGAATTTAATAGAATGGCTGAAACTTTACAATGGATTTCACCAAATTCACCAACAGTACAAGATGCAAAAGATATTTGTAGTACACATGATTATGAAAAAATAATACCTTTAGTGCGAGCCATTTGTAACTGTAATCCAGATGATTTATATAATCAACTTGGAGTTTTATGGCAAAATGGTATGAGTTTTGAAGATATTTTACATGCAGTACAACAAACAGCTGATCTTTATTTTGTTTTATCTTCAGAATCTCAAGAAAGACTTTATACATTTTTAGTAACAGGATGGGCATATCATGCACAAAGCCGCTGTAGTTTCTTGGACTTACTTTGTTGTTCACAAGATGCTGGTCTATTAAAGCAAGTTTCTACGTAAAAGATAGGTAGGCAGCTTTGTATGTCAAATCAAAATACATTATTTCGCGAAATCCCTCCTTGGGATCTCGTAAAATCAGTTCTTAGTATGTTGAATCTTCCCACAGAGTTTCCAATCACTTTTCAGAAAAAAGATATAGATTTATCAAAATCTTCAGAAGCTGCATATATTTTAGAGCCTTATTATAAGGCTTGTAAGGCCAAAAGGTATTTGTATCATACAGATGAATCACGTTGGATTACAGTTCTACGACATGTATTGCAACCTCATGGGTGGAAGATTAGTTATCAAGAAACTACAAGAGATAAAAAAAAAGCAATTGTTTATACTATTTCTACAAATGATGATATTTTATTACAGCCAGTTGAGTTAAATTTCAGTTAATTCTTTTAAATTCCAGCCATTGTAAACAAGTGTGTTACAGCTAAATCAGAATCCATTATTTGATTTTCAGACATTCTTAAAAACCAGCCAAACATTCTTCTTTCAAGAAGTTCTGGCCAAGGAAATGGAACATAAACTGTTTCGGGATGTATTTCAAATGGAAGGTTACCATCAGTTCCAGCAGCTAAGAGATCTTCTAATTCAATCTTACGTCCATTCTTTTTACGAGTTAATTCAGCATTTGGAAGAATAATTACATCCTGTTTTCCAGTGGCTGCAAAAAGTGCATCCCAATTCTTATCATTTCTTATTTCTTTTCCAGTTGCTTGTCTTTCAATACGTTCATAAAGCATTTGTCTCCATTGACTGAAAAATGGATGATGTGGAATAGGTGACCACATTGCATGTTGATTTGGCATAAATGTTCCTTTTGGACCAGCATAGGTTTCAAGTGGATCTGAACCAAATAATGCGACTTTATCTTTTGGAAGTTCTGGAAGTTGACGTAAAACAATTGTGGCGGGTCCCATCCAAAGTCCACCAAATTGTTCTAAGAAGGCTACTTTCAAATAGGTCATTTCTTCATCACGAAGTGGAAGACGTTTATTGCGCATTGGTTCAGGAAGACTTCCAAGACGTCTTTCAGCATCTGCTAATCCTCCAATAACTTCTACATGATATTTGTCACCAAGAGCTGCAACAATTGTTTGGTAACAGAGATTTAAGAACGGAAGGTTATAGACACGGCTAGAACGCGCTCCAAAATCTGCCCACCAACGACTATTTACATCAGTATCATCTACGTAAATCCATACAGTAGGAGTATTCATTCCTCTTTCCAAAAGTTTATCGTCATAGAAGCTATTCTTCTGTTTCCAAGTCATATAGGTTGCTGCAGCGATAGCTGCAATAAGTATTGTGGCGGGAATTACTACTGCACGGGTATCCATCTATTTTAATCCTCAAATAAAAGAATATTGATTTTTTATTTGAGTGTAATCCTATAGAGTTCTATTTATTTATCTGTAATAACAAGTTGTTTCATTCTTTCAAAATAGTCTCTTGCAGAAATTTGCTCTTGAGCAGCACGTATTCTACGTTGTTCTTCTCTGGCTTTTTGTTGGGCTTCATAAGCCTGTAATGCTGCTAATTCACTTTGGTTATAGGCGTCTGGTGCTTTTTCTCTTTGTGCCTTGTATTTATTAAAGTCACGATTTTCTACACGAACTCCTTGGACTTGATTACTAACTGTATTTTCTTTTGTATAGGCTGCTCTTAAATCGGTAAACTGCATTTTAGAATCGTAGGCTGCTGTATATTCACTTGGTCTATCACGTCCAAGTTCAACTCCAGCGCTTTGATTTAAAACAAGTTCTTGTGGATGCTGAAACTGCATTATGGCTGTAGAACCGTAACCAGCCTCTTCTTCAAACATACGATTAAAGACTTCACGATTAAAGTCTTCACTGAATTTCTGCGCTGCTTTTATTTTCTTTTTTCCTTTCTTGTCTGACTCATCTTTCAGCCAATCTCCATAACCATCTTCATCTGGATCTGGAATTCTTGTTTGTTCAAAGAGTTTATTAAAGGCATTCATGTCCAAATTCTTTGGATTTAATTTGACAGGTTCTGCTGGCATTTGCCAATCATTGGCTGCCTCTTTACGTTTTTCATATACTGTATCTAATCCTGGAACGGCTGTATTTGTTTCTGTACGTGTTTGACGTCCTTTGACAAGTTTGAGAACATCTACCAAATAGGCATAGGCACGTGTTACAGCATCAAAGGCTTCCTTTGTACCTCCTTTGTCTGGATGAGCTTTAACAACTGCTTTTTTATAGGCTGATTTGAGAGTTTCTTCAGTCAAAGTGACTTCTTCTTGGATGTTTAGGACTCTCAAACAAGCGCTGAAAAAGTTCAAAGCTTTTTCTGATTTTTGTGGTTTGGCAACTTGTTTGAAAGGATCTTGGTCACGTGTTTGAATTGTTGGAATGAGTTGTGTTGTTGGTTTGGGAGGTGTTTGAAAAGCTTGTGGGTGATATTGGAGTTGGGCTGGAAGTTGGGCTGGAAGCTGTGCACCACCAGGAAGTGGTGGCGGAGTACCTCCATGTCGGATAGCCGCAGAAACTTGTAAAAGAGATGCATAAACTCCCGCAATTTTTGCTGAATGAACAATACTTGGATCTCCCAAAAGTGTATCAATCATTTGTAACTTTGTTGCGGGATTTTGGATTGCTAATAATTTTCTATATATACTTACATGTCTGGCATCTATAGTGCTTTGCACTTGACCCATTTACCTGGACTTACTGACTATTTCCTTGCGAAACTAAATAGCGCAATCTTTTTGGAAAAAAAAGTGGTATTTGTGCCTCGCATTCCCAAGTCATTGTACGACCTGGTGTGAATAAATCAAATTTAGATGGCCAAAGTTGTGGTGCAACTCTTGGTAACTTTTTAAGTTCTTTATCACGAATTAACCACCAACTCTGTAAAGGTAATACAATAGCCAATTGTTCTTGTGGTTTCAACTGTTTTTCAGTAGGTTCTGGGGCCTTTACTGTATTTTGAAAAACAGTCAATAAGTCAGACCAAAGAGGTGGAACAAACCAAGGATAACACCATTCTGTATTTACTGCATTTCCAGTATAATACTGTAAAATCCAGTCTAATCCAGTCAAATACTGAATTCCAGCCACCGCTGGATTTATTTTTAGCCATCTTTCATTGTAAATAGATTTCCAGGAATTCAGTAATTTCCAGCCACCATCTCCATTTTTACAGACTATTGCAAGTTCTTCAGAAGCTCTCAAAGGTATTTTATTCCATTCATCTAAAGCAATTTCCAGACTTGTTTCACCTTTTGCAGCCATATGACGACCTCTTATCTTCTTTTCACAAGCTGCTTCTATCCATCTCTCTTCGTTTGTAGCAAAGTATTCTAAACATGCTTTTAAAGCACTTGGTTTCCATTGTAAACGCCCTTCAGAACCAACTTCAATAAATGGACCATTTTTAGGACGAACAGTCTTTAATAAATCCAATAGAATATCGTGAGCACCATCTTTTAGCTTTAGAGAAAGACCATGAGGAAGAAAATCATTTCCAACAAAAGACATTGTCATACAATAATCCAAGAGATATTTATCATCCTTTTTGTGACATAAATAGTCTCTTAAAGAGTGTATACCAAAATAAGTATAACATTCTTGTTTATCGTCACTGTATTTTACTTTACCTTCAAAGACTTCTTCACGAAAAAGCCACATTTTTTCAACAGGTTGTAACAAGGATAAAATAATAAGATCTGCATCTAGACCGTATATAACATGACATTTTTTATTGGAACAAGAACGTATTCCATTCATGGCTTTATGTTCACCTTCACCCGGTTCTTCAGCAGTACTTACAATCCATTTGAGAGTAGCGGAAGATGGTATTGCTTTTAAGGCTGCTCCAAGGCGCTCCATGAAAGCTGTACCAGGAGTTATTGCATTTGTGTCCCATCTTTCTCCATCACAGGACTTTCCGAGTCTTTTTTCTTCTTCGGCCACCCAAAAACTTTTAAATCTACGAAGTCTTTGTTGTCTGATTTTTGCCATAGGAACAACACCATCAACACCAACAAAAACTTGTTCTGTTGGATCTACAAGTTTTACAATTTTTTTCAGATATTTGCAAATATCTAAAATGAATTGATTTTCCCATTCAATTCGTGTTTCTTCACCTGTATACGGTTTTGCATCAGGTCTATGAAGACAATGATATATCATACAATTAAAATCTATCCATAAGTGACTTGGCTTTTGCCCGTCAATTCTTTTTTGTAATAAGCCCGGTATACGGTCGCATAACTTTTTATAATACGATGGAATACCCATACCACAAGCAGGAAGGAGTCTCTATGAGTAATTATTGGGATTTGCTTAAGTCTTCATCACTGAAAAGTATTGTATCAGCACCATTTCATGAATTCGTTAGATCAGCTCCAGATTCATTATTTTTAGGATCTATTTTACTTTCAATTTTTACACAGAGTTTTCCACTCATAGTTTTGTCGCTTGCAATGGGTGAAATTGGTATACTTCATCGTATTCTTGCAATTATTTTTGATTCTGTGAGTGACAATTTGAAAACACAGGGCCCAGAAATTTGCAGAATGGGTATTCCAAGTCCTTATCAGTTTTCACTTGTTGGAAAACTTATAAAAGAGTACGCATTTCCTAATGGAACACTCTTTTTTTTATCAGCAGTAATTGTATATATTTCATCTGCCATACAATCTTTTAAAGGTGAATTTGATGAATTATCAAAAATAGAAGGTAAAGAAACTTATTGGAATAGTCGTATAGTATTTAGTTCTATATTTACTGCATTATTACTTATAATATTTTTATTATATAATGTTATTTATGGGTGTGTTTCTGTTATTCCAGCCTTAGGATCTATAGCAATAGGTTCAATTATAGGCTTAGGTATTTTATTTCTTAATAAATTATTGTTTGGAAAACAAGGTATCAACTTTTTAGGCATACCAATTTTGGAAGATAGAAAAATAATAAAAGTACCTGTTTTAACAGTAATAGAATCGCAAAATCAACCACGCATACAAGTTAATATCTAATGATTCGGTAGGATAATGGCAAGTTCAATAGGGGATTTTGTATGTGGAATAAGAAATTTTTTGGATCAAGGATTCCGTGGTCTTCCGACTATTTTAGCAAATTGTATACTTTTATTGGGACTTCTTCAAGGAAATTTAACCTATATATTCTTTTTTGTGGGTCTTTTTATCTTAACACCAACTACAACTTTTTTATTTAATTTTATTATTTCATTTATTTACAAAAAAATAAAAGGTGAAGAGCAATCAAGTTGGTTTTATTCTCCAACAGGAACTGCTGAACAATGTTTAATGTTTCCAGTCTTTCCATCTGTTGCACTTGGAGGTAGCACATTTGTAGTTCCATCTTATTGGGTAACAATTATGTCATTCTTTTTTATTTACTTATTTATTAATGCAGTATCAGTTTATAAAGAAGAATCTCAAAATAATGCATCTGAAGAAGCTGTAAGAAGAAGAAAATTTCAAACTGCAACAAGTATGGTTATTATACTAGGATTATATATTATTTTTATGATGTTGCGTTATGCTTCATCAGGTTGTGAAACACCTATTAGTATGATTACAGGTTTTCTCATTGGTGGAGGATTATCATATGGATGGTATGAAGCTATGAAAGCATGTGGATTAGGAATTTTTGATGATATTTTTGGAATAAAAACCCAAATGTTAGTAGTAGATAGCCAAAAAATTGACCAAGCTTTATTTAAATAGTTAAAATAAAAAAAGTAAGTTAAAATGAGTAATTATTCAAGATTTAATATTCTTTGTATTCGTAATGATTCATCAAGTGATGACGATGTTATTACAATATATCCAGTCAAAAGATTTGGTAGCATTCATTATTGTGTTGAATATGAAGTTGCAAAATCTCACAGAATCATAAGAAAAAATATAAATACTATTCATAAAAACTTTGTTACAAAAGATGAATTAAAAGACTATATTAGCGTTTTAATTCATATGTTAAACATGGATAGAGAACCATTTATAGAATATCAAATTGATTTACCAAATGTTCCATCCGTAATTATTAGACAAAAAGATCTTCTTTATACATTACATCAAATTAATAATTATTTAGAAGTATTATTCAAAAACTGGCCTATGAAATATTCAAAAAATGAAGATCATGATTCTGAAGACGATTCTGAAAATGAATGTAAAGAAAATTATTGTCAAAAAAAATCATCTCATAAATACTTTGATAGTGATGGTGAAACTATTTATTCTGAATTATAAACTATACATGGCGCGTAGGCGAGCAAGAGCCATTTTCCAGCGATTAACATCCTCAGATTTTAATTGTTGTTGATTAAAGGCAGCCTGGAACATTGTTAAAAGTTCCTTGTATTCTTTTTCAATTGTTTGTTTTTTATACATTTCTGGCAAAGTTTCAAGACCTGGTGTAACTTTATCATTCATTTCATTCACACGTTTGTGACACCCCCACAACCATTTGCGAATCCAATCACGTCTTTTTTCACCAACATATTCTTTTAATCCATCAAATTTCTGGGTCTTTTGCCATTCAAGATAATGTTGCTTACAAAGTGTACAAGGCATAACAAACGTTTGTGATTTTAAAAGAAGAATCCAAGCATCTACTTCATCATTACTCATGATTTGATTTGTCTGATTTCCAGAATGTTCCGCTAAAACATGAAGTATTTTCCAGAAACGTGGTCCCCAAGCTTCCCGTGACAATCCTATAGGTTTTATTTCACTCATCTTGATTAAAAGTCGTAAAATTGATTTGGATTTCCGCACGCATAAAAAGTAAGCAAAAAAGTATGTCTATAACAATTCCAAGGAGTCTTCTCCAGACACTTCAAGCATCCTTTGATGCAGAGGCAAAGAGAGTAGCAAAAGATGTATCAAAAATCCTAAATATTAATGAAAAAGAACTTCTTCAACATTTAAAAAAAATGCCAAAAGTACAATTTACAGTACAAGACGATTCTGACTTCTCTCCAATATGTCCTGTTTTACTTCGTGGAGGAAGTCTCATCTGCCGTTGTAAGAAACCGTGCCTTTTAGGAACAAGTCGCTGTATTGATCATCAGTCAGTTGAAACTATTCCAGATGCTCCAGAACATATTATAAAGTTAACAAGAATTTCTAATCCAAATCTAGAAGAACCTTATTGGTGTGACGAAGAAACTAAAAATGTTTATAATAAAGCTGGATCCTTAGTTGGTATATTAACAGAGGAAAATGTTTTAAAACTATATGTATTTGATGAATAAATAAATGATCTACAATAAAAAATTGATTCTTTTTTATTGGATATACTAAATTATACAAAATGGATTATGAATTTACAAAGTTTCCACGTTATTGTGAATTTAATTTTGATTTTGAAAGAAATAGCGGGGTTGATTTAAAATTCAAATTTAAAACCGACAATGATAAATTTTGTAACACTTTTAAATCTAAAAAAGATAAAAAAAAGCCTAAAAAGTTTCTTTCAGCTGATCAATATTCTTCTATAGTACCTATCACAGGAACTATATTTCCTAATGAAAAACTTCCTCTAGATTTATATATTTCTCTCCAATTCACAAAAAGATCTATAACAGATTATGTTGATCTTATAAATTCGCATGTTACAGTATTTAGAACTATAAAACAACTTAAATATTATAAAAATAATGGTATACAATATATTTATAATTCAATACTTCAAAAACAAGAATATTTACGATATATTATGAAATATACAATGGCTCTTCGTAGATTTGTCCAAATATGGCTCTACAAAAAATATAAAGTACGTGAATTAAATACAGAAGATCCAGCCACTTTATCAAAACCTGAAAAACCTATATTTATATATGATACAAAGGCAAAAGGAGTATTTATGTTTGAAGCTTCCACTATAAAAAATCAGTTTATCTCAGATTTAGGTTATTCAGACTGGCTTTTACCTTATGTTCGTCATCCTAAAAACCCTTTTACAAATCTACCTTTTAGCATCGGACAAAAAATAAAAATTATAAATGATCTTAAATCTTATGATATTTCCTCTTGGTTTATTGAAGGATATAAAACAAGTAAGTATGATTTAAATAAATTTCAAGAAGAGTTTACTATTCCTATTAGATTAAAAAGTCTTAATGATTTAATTAAAAATAATTCTTCAGAACAATTCATAGTTTTATTGAGTGAATTTGTTGAAGATCAATATTATCATCATAAATGCAATTGTAAGTCATATTTGAATATAATTTACTGGTCAATAAATAAACATCCTAATGACGCATATATTAAAATGTGGACAAATACCTTTTACAAATTTTATAGAATGGAAATTATTTATGGAAAAGATCACCTGGAAAATAATGATGAATTGTATGAATCTTATTATACAGAAACAAAAAATTTATTGAATGATTCCAAAGAAATAAAGAGACTTAATCATCTTCGTTTACAATCTATTTCTATCATAATCTGAATACATTTGAACAAGTCTTTCTAAAACAGACTTTCCATCCGTATTTCCTTTAAGATTATTTATATATTTTTTTAGCACTATATCAGTTGTATCAGATAGGCTCCAATTTCTCCACCAACGTTCTAGAGTTGCTGTTGCACCTGTTGAGCCATCTCCATGGGATTTTTTTTGATCAGAAAGGCTCCATTCACTAGGATGATCACATGATGTCCAATTAAAATGAGTATCCCAAAATGCCACTATATCCTCATCTGTTTCTGCTTTACAAAGTGCCTTCCAAGAAGGTGATTCTTGTAAATCTTTATAAGAAAGTTCACGAAGATTTTCTAAAGTGCAAACACCAGTTCCTCGCCAAGTCATACCAAATAAACAGTCATACGGAATACTGTAAATACGCGCTTTTCTTATATTTGTTATTTTTTTCCATTCAGCAATTTCCTTCATATCTGAATATTCTTTTGTGGAAAGTTCTTTCCAACAATCTTTAGGATGCTCACAAGTCATTATAACAAATGCAGTACATTTGGCAAAGATGTTACAATATTTCATATTTATTTGTAAAGCTTCATAAATTGCATCAAGCTTTTCAGATTCTGAGCTATTTACTATAGTTTCCCAGAATTTTTCTGAGTCAAGTTGTCTCATAAAGTTCCAGCGTTCAAGTAGTGGCTTATCAGAACCAGCAAAAGGTAACCATAAGAGGTTCCATATAGTTGTGTCACGACATGTTAGTCTCATTAATTTCCAGCATAAATTCAGTCTACCTTCTCTTGTTGTTCCAGATATAGACCATAAGTGAAGCCATTCTAAACTAGAAATACCTGTCCACATCATCCAAGCAATAAATAGTAGACGTCTTGCTTCAATTCCATAATTACTGTCTTCTAACTCCTCTAGCCAGAAGAATGTTTCTAAAATTCGCTTTTGCTTTATGCTATAAAGAAACGCAGAACGGACCTCGTCAATATAATATAATCTTCTTGTATACATTTTTAGTAGAATGAATGGGTGGTTATTTATCTAAGCTGCGAAGAAACATCGTCAATTTTTTTGCAAGCATTGTCCAGATATTGTTTGCCTTTCTAATGAACTCTCCTCCCGCTCATGAAATAATTCCTGGATTATGGCTTGGAAATAGAACTGCAGCACATGATCTTGATTGGCAAAGAGAGAAAAATATAAATGTCATCTTTAATTGTACGAAAGATATTCCTATAAAACAAGGTGTTGCACAGAAATATTTTAGAGTTCCACTTGATGATAATTTACAGGAAGAAGAAATAAGAAATTTGGAATTATGGGCATGGGAAACCTCTTTTAAAATTGCAAAGGAACTTGAAGCAGGAAATCGTATTTTAGTGCATTGCGCTGCAGGAGTTCAAAGATCTGCTGCTGTTGTTGCAATCTATCTTATAGCAAAATACAGAGTTACAACGGATGAAGCTATACAATACATAAAAAGTAAGAGGCCTATTGCTTTTTATGGTAATGCAAATTTTTACAATAGTATTAAAGGGTTTGAAAAAACATTCAGAAATATGATTGCAGAAAAGAATGCATACAGTCAATTTCCTAGATTACCATTGCCTAGCTTTTGATAGGCTTATTTCAATAAACGCCTCTTTTTGAAATGTTGATGAACCAAACATGTTAATTCCGATCCAAGGATTTCTGCCACCGCAATAACTGGAAGGAATATTTGTTTTATTTGTCCCAAATATTTGACATATAATTGAATTGGAATTTAAATTCATAACTATTGGTGAATAATTTATTAATATTTTTTTAGTTGTTGGTTGATTTTTTAAACAAGAATAAATCCATACAGTTTCATTAATTAGTAATTTATGAAAATCGTTTTCTTTCATTAAAAAACGTGACCCATTAACATTATAATCATATACTTTATATTCAGGAAAGTCAAAAGATGTATGCCAACCAGGTGTTGCAAGAATTGAAAGATAATTTGAAAAATTTATTTCATATTTTTGGCAAAAGGTTGTATTTTTCAAGTTCCATTTATCAATAGATTCATAACATTTATCTGCTTGTTCTCTCCATGTAATAGGTTTATTAACATCTGAGGTTGCATATTCAATAGTTCCAGGAATCCAAAAAACATTATCAAACTGTTTATCAGCTTCTTTTAGAAATTTTTTAGTGGATGGGCAGTCAGCTACACCAATATTTCCACAGAGAGCAAGATAAGGTGCACAAGGATTGAGAACTGATTTTAAACTTTGTGGTTTTTTATTTAAAAAAATATTACTTAAGTATTGGATTCTGTATTTCTGCATTTTGTATTTTATTCTAGAATATTGTTTAAGCTAGAATAAAAATTTTGTTCTTTGGTGTAGAATGCCTTTGGATCAGAGCGATAGAATTCAAAGAATACATCAAACAAAAATATTTCAAGGTTGGGCTATACAACAACAAAGTCTACAGCCAGGTGTCAATGTAAGTACATGTACTGCATTTTATTCACCATCAACTATACACAAATTTGTAACATATGGTTATGGAAATGAAATTTATGCTGGGCAAAAGACATTTCGTGATTGTCAAATAGCTACATCGTCAAATACCTAAATTTATCTTCCGGTCAATATATAAATGGGAAAACCTCAAGAAAATAATCCTTCTAAACCAATAAATGAACGCTTGAAAGAGAGTATGGAAATTCTCAAAAAGCTTGTTGATTTAGGTATTCCTGATACTGATCCATCTTATAAAGAAATAAGTAATCGTTTCAACGATTGGATTAAAGGAGGAGAAGCATGGCAAGGTACAGTTGATTTTATGAGATTTGAAAGAAGAGCATATGTTGTTCTTCCAATAAAAATTGGTTGTACTGCGTCTTGTGTTTTGAAAGTATACAAGTTTTAGATAAATACTAAAATGCAAATAAAAATCCAACTCTTCCACCAAAAACTCGTAAAATATTGTAGGTTTCTGCATAAGTATAAACCCACAATCTTTGAGGTGTAACACCATTTCCAGCAATTCCTAAACGCAGATCTTTTTTCATTATGCGACTCCAATTGGCTTGACCCATGGGGACACTGGGTGGAAAATATCCAGCCTGAGTACCAAAAGGAATACAGTACATGTACCGATTAATCCATGGAGACTTTCTCTCTTCAAGCGAAGGAAGAATACTTCTGTAAAGCGCGCAATTTTCTGTACTGGTTTTTACAAACTTACCATCGTAAAAGACTTCAATACTTGTGAATGGTTCTGAACCTCTTGTGCTGAATCCTGGAACCAAATATCCAGCAAAGGCTGCATTTAATCCGCTGCAATCTGGCCACCAAGGTACATAGGTTTCAGACTTTGGTAATCCAGCTTTTACAGAAGGATTTGCCAGATCCTTTGTTGCTAAGAAATGACAATTATAAGGAATTGCATTATAGTTCTGTGCCATAAAATATAAGCTTCTTATTGGATTACTTATTTCCATAGGAATTGATATATCACGAAAGCTTTTTGTATCTCTTGGATCTATTATGTAATGTTGTGTGACTGGAATCTGAATATCAGCTAAACGGAATCTATTAGCTTCTGGTTTATCTAAATAAACATATTCTGCAAGTAAATAAGTATCTCCTAGTTCAAAAGTTAATGGCATTTTTACATTTGGGATTACAGCCACATTGTTGCCAGTTGCTACCCGATTTTTATAAAGACCAGGAACTGTTAAAGAACCACCTGTGCTATAGAAAGAGGATCCAGCAATTGGCCATAATGCAGATCCTTCCACAGTATCAACAACTGCAGAAGCAGGTGCTCTAGAATCTGTATAATAACAGCCAGTCAAAGGACGAAACTGAATAGAAACACGAACTTCATCAACATGAATTGCATCTATAGGAAGTGCTGCACCTAGGTCACCTTTACTAAACCAAAGGGGGAGTGAAACTATAACACGTCTAGGTGTGACTGAATTTCCAAGACTAGTTTCTGTAAATCCGTTTTGTAGTCTTCCAATCATTGTATTTTTATTTACAAGTTTTTCAAGAGGTGTGTTGTATTCATCGTATATTTCTAGAAGTTGACTATCAATTGTTTCAACACGTGTACCACCTATATCTAAGGTTAAAGACTGAATTAAGGCATGTCCTATAGAGTTTGTCCAACCAAAACGAGGTCCCGCAAAAGAGGATTCACCACCTGCGGCTGCAATTGCTGCAGCTTGTGCTGAATAAATATCGGGTAAGTTACAGACAAGATAGAGTCTTGTTATAAGTTCACCTTTTTTTAAAAGTCTGCAAACTGCTTGTTGACCAAATTGTGGTTTTTGCTGGAAATCTAGACGACTCCATTGAGTTGTCATACGACCAGCTCTTACAAGAACACGAGTATAGGCTGAAACATCTGTAGGACCTTTTTTTGGGAGTAGTCGCATATCTTGCGGGCCACTGTGTAAAAGTCGGACCAGTGAGGCCACCATCTACCTTGTAGTAGTATTGGTCTTTAAGAACTAAAAACCCTATTTGCAATGCCATTTTCAAAACGAACCCAATTTAATGCAAGACTAAACACAACAACTTCAAATTCCAGATCTTCAGAACCACCAGGAGGCTTAATTTCCATACGCATTCGGACATCTGTAGAACGACTAGCATTCATCCACCCATTTGGATTCTGTTTTCCAGGCTTTTGTGCAAAAACATAACCATAAACAAAATTATTATATGCTACACTACCACCATCAAAACGTTGTGCAATTTGTCTGCGAAAATAATCACCATCTTCTTGAATTATAGTGATTCCATTAACCTGTATAGATGCCTCTATGAGCATACTTTGCATTGGTTTAAAAATTGCTTGTTGTGTAAAGGATCCATCCCATTCAGATTCCAGACGATTACTGTAATTTATCCATTCATTATTTACACTCACTGCTTTTCTTCGTATAAACCAAATAAAGTTTTCTATCGGTCCATTAACTTCCAGAGGAAGCTGTAATTTAACTGTTTCTCCACTTGGTACAGTTACCAAGTATTTTTTTGGCTCGGCAAAACGAAAAGTCTGTAAATCTCTGTATAATCTGTCAAAAGGTGCTTTCAAAAGTGCTTGACGAAGTTTTCCATCCACAAGAACTCCATAAGTAACTAAACGAACATCTGCAAATTGTGGAACAACTGATGATGCTGTAACTGTAACTGTATTGGCTGGATTATTATTGACAATAAAAGTAAAGTCTTTTCCAAGAGGGGTTTCATTACATGTTGCACGGATTCCAGAAGCAATTCTAACACATTCACTAAAAGGTCGGAGAGTTATGGCAACACGAACTGTACCTTCTTTTACAGATGTAAGAGGAAATCCATTACGAAGACGAATTCTCTGAAAACTGAAAGGTAAAATACAGCTTATAATTCCATTGCTTGTTGGAAAAGGTCTATTTGGATCCCATGCTAAAAGTGCTGGCATGGAGGCACGTCCTAGGCCATCAACACCAACACCAAATTGTGTATTAATGTCGCTGTAAAGAAGACTGAACATGTTAGCAAAATCACCATCAACAGTTTCTAGGACTTGATCTTCCAGTAAAAATTCAGCCTTTTGTATAATTACAGATCCAAGTGCATTTGCATAAAACCAGGCTTTATCAGGATCTTGATAGGTATAGATTCCTTTTTCAATATATTCTAACACATTTGGTGCAAACCAGTGGCCAAGTGTTAATTGAAGGGCAACGGTAAAAAGCAGATCACAAGCTTTTACAGAACCAATTTCAAAAACCAGTTTTCCACCAAATTCAGCAGAACCTTTAAAGACAAATTCTTGAATTGTTGGACTAAAATTCAGATATCTTCTTCCTTGATCACGAGTAAACCATGAAAGATCTGTTTGAAGCGGAAACATATCATCGTCCATTTCGTCACGATCTGCCACATCAATAACGGTTGTAGCATCTCCCAAAGGTCTGGATGAATTTAGATTCATTGTAGTATCTCACTCTGTGAGAAAGTACAAGAATCTATTAGGTAGTTTTAGATTTAGTTTGCATATTCTAAACCTCCACGGCCATTACGAATTCTATAGAGAGCCCAAGACTCACAACAACTAATCATTTGAGCCTGTTTATAACCAAGAGTAGGATCTGCAAAAATATCATTTAACCATACTGTAAGCATAGGTCTATCTGCTGTTGTAAAGTTAATTCCACCTGTTGGTTCTCTTATAGCAGGTACTTGATCTTCAATACGCCAACCACGGCTCCAATTCATAATAGCAATAGGTTTAGAAGAACTTCTCTCTTCTTTTGCGTCCACTACAACATTTTCCCAAAGATCGGGTTCCCAAGGTCCTTCACGTGTTTTTCCAGCAATTACAAGTTGTAAATTATTATAGAAACGTCCATCAACTGCTCTTGCATTTGAAAAATCATTTAATTGATTTTTACTTATAGCTGTTGCTGTTCTGAAATATGTTACAATTCTTTCTACAGTATAATTGGCATCCAAGAATTTTACAATATTTGCAATACCACCAGGTTTTTCAAGAGGTGCATAATCTAACTGATTTATGCTGAAAACATTATCAAAGTAACGAATATAAGGTATTTCAATTGGCTCTTTTGCAAGTTGTTCACGAGCTTCGTTAAGTAAATAAAGTTGTTTAGTTTTTAGAACAATAGAAGGTTGTTTCATTTCTGTTTTCGGAATGGATGTGCCAGAAATATCAGGAAGTCCATCGTAATCTTGATAGAATGTTTTTGACCATGGATTTGGCGCGTAATCTAATTGATTGGAAGTCTGTATAAGTTGTTCAAGAGGTCTCAAAGTTAAACGAAGACGAAAGGTTTGATTACGAAGACCGCAAAGTGGAAGTCCTTTATCACCTGGCCAAGTGCAGCCAATCATTGGTAGAGAGACTTTTAGAATTCCTGGAGTGGCATTGTGCATAACAGAAATATCACTTCCTTCATGAACTCCAGCTAGTTGCTGAGTCAAAAAACCTTGATTCCATGAACCTTTTGTCAAAGATGCAACATAGAGTGAATCGCCACTCACTTCTTGAAGTAAGATTTTGTCTTGATAAATTTCAATCTTTTCAAATAAAAAATAGCCTATTCCATTTGTGTAACCGTAGTAGACTTTATTTCCAGAGGCATCTAATGTATATGTTTCAGTTGTAAGATTATTACGTATCATTTCGGGTGGAAGCCATGAAGGAAGTTCAATGGAGAGACTTGCTTCAACAAGCACATCACCTGGAAAATCAAATTCAAATTCGCAACGCTGACCCCAACGAGGTTGATTCAAAGGGTTTGTAGCCCTATTTTCTGGAAGGCTTGCTGGCCATCTGTCATAGGTCCATTGAAAAGGGTGTACTGCTTCTTTATCATCTTTTATAAAATATGTATCTTTTATACCACGTGCAGCAAGTTCATAGAGAGATCCATCTATACTTGTTTGATTTCTGGTACTCGTCGCCATCCTATAACATGCTCTTTGAAGTTTTTTATACTCCTAAAAATTGAATGCAAAAATCTCACCAGACTAAATCAAATCAAACCAAGTAAATAAAATGACTAATCTTGTAATTGTAGAATCTCCAGCCAAATGTGGAAAAATCCAAGGATTTTTAGGACAAGGTTGGAAAGTTATTGCAAGCCTTGGACACATTCGTCATTTGAAAGAGGAATTAGAATCTGTAGGATTGGACAAGGATTTTGAGCCAACTTGGGAATGGATGAAGGAGAAATCAAAAGCCATAAATGCATTAAAAGATGCTGCAAAAGACGCCAATACAGTTTATCTAGCATCAGATGATGATCGTGAAGGTGAATTAATAGCTTATAGTGTTTGCTTACTTCTTCGTTTGAATCCAACGACAACTCCACGAGCAGTCTTTCACGAAATTACGAGTTCTGCTGTAAAAGCAGCGATAGATTCTCCAAGAAGACTTGATATGAATAAAGTTAATGCAGCACAAGCAAGATCTGTATTGGATATGTTGGTAGGGTTTACAATTAGTCCACTTCTTTGGAAGTCTGTTGGACCTGCTTTATCGGCTGGGCGTTGTCAAACACCTGCTTTGAGACTTGTAGTGGATCGTGAAAATGAAATCAATCAATTCAAATCACAGAGCTCTTGGAAGATTCATGGAAGCTGGGCATCGGGTTCTGGACCTGTTTGGCAAGCGCATTTGACAGATGAATTAGAAGATCGTAATTCTGCAGAAGCTTATTTGGAACTTCATCATGATAAGCCAAATGGAAAAGTTCTCAAAGCTGAAACAACAGATTGGCAAGAATCACCACCACTTCCTCTTGTAACAAGTACACTTCAACAACAGGCTTCCAGTCAGCTAAGATGCAATCCAAAAGAAACAATGAAAATTGCTCAGAGATTATATGAGGCAGGTCATATAACCTATATGAGAACAGATAAGGCAACTTTGTCGGAAGAGGCTGTAGAAAATGCAAAACAAATTGTTAAAAGTCTTTATGGAGAACAATATATTCAAACACAGCAAGCATCCACAAAGTCAGCCAAAACAAAGAAAGCAGCAAAGGTGGATGTGAAGGCGCAAGAGGCACATGAAGCCATTCGTCCTACACATTTTGAATTACAGAGTTTACCAGAAGAAAGTGGAACATGGACACAGCGTGACAGAAAAATATATGAATTAATTTGGTCAAGAGCTGTGCAAAGTGTTATGAGTTCTTGTAAAGGTCAACAAAGAACTATAACTTTTGTGGCAGACGGTGATGATCCAGAAGATTTCAAGTGGCGTGCGTCATGGAGAAGAAGGACCTTTGATGGATGGAGACGTATAGGTTCAACACAGTACAATGGAGATTTAAGTGAAGATGAAGATACACAAGAATCTTTATGGACTCATGGTTTAACAATAAAAGAGGGATCACAAGTAACATGGAAAACTTTAGCAGGAGATCCACATGAAACAAAAGCTCCTCAAAGATATACAGAAGCCACACTTATTCGTGAATTAGAACAAAAAGGTATAGGACGTCCATCCACATTTGCCTCGCTAGTTTCCACGATTTTGGACAAGGAATATGTTGCAACAAAATCATTTGAAGGGAGAACAATACAAATTGAAAAGTTACAACTTACAGCACATAGTATTTGGCCACCACAAATTCTCAAAGATTCTAAAAAACTTGGAGCAGAAAAAGATCGTCTTGCACCAACAACTCTAGGAATTTCAGTTCTAACATTTCTCTTAAAACATTTTGAAAATTTATTTAATTATGGTTTTACAGCGACAATGGAAGCAAGATTGGATAAGATTGCAGAAGGAAATGAAGAATGGAAACAAGTTTTACGAGATACATGGTCAACATATAAAGATACTTATACAGGATTAAAATCTGCAAAAACAGAACAAACAGCAAATACCAATCAAAAAGAAAACAGAAAAGAGTTTGGAAATGGTTTAGTGGCAACACTTACAAAGAAGGGTCCATTACTTTTAAAAGAGTCACCAGATGGAGTTAAAGAAAAAACAGTCTTTTATGGTTGGCCAGAAGGAATTGAATTTCCCGGAATTACAAAAGAGATTGCAGAAGCATTTATAGAATCTGAGAAAAAGTCAAAGGAAGGTGATATTCTTGGAGAATATGAAGGACACAGTATTGTAAAAAAGTCTGGAAAGTTTGGAACTTATGTGGAATGGAATGGAAAGCGAACAAGTTGTGAAGAATCGGATACACTTGAAACTATTCAAAAAAAGCTTGCAGGTCTAAATGACACACAAATCAGACGCGGTGCTTTTGAAATACGAAAAGGACCTTACGGATATTATATGTTTAAATGGGAAATCAAAGGTCCATCAAGAAAATTTGTGAATGTTCCTGATGAAATTCAAATAAATACAATTCCAGAATCAGAGCTTGAAAAGATTTACAAGCTTGGATGTAAGGCAAAAGCAGAAGCTTCAAGAGGGTCTGGTCGTGGTGGATACAGAGGCCGCGGTGGCTATAGGGGTCGCGGACAATAATCCTTTTGTTGACTCAAGAGAGCCAATAGGATATGAGCAGTCCTAGCGGAGATCTTTATGCGACGCAAGCACAGATTGCAAGACTTGAAAAAATGGTAACAAATCAACAAATAGCCATAGTACAACTTACACAACAAAAAAATATTTTTTTAAAGAATTTAGATGAATCCATTCAAGAACAAATAGAATCTGCGATAGCAGAACGTGGGTCAAAAGGCAGTGATTATGTAAATATAACAAAGTTTATTGCAAAACAAATAAGTTTAGCTATGAGTCAACTTCATGAAGCAGGTTTGAAATCAATTCAAGAATCAATTCCTTTAAAAACTTTACATGATTTGGAAAGACGTATGTTAATAAGACCAACAGCAACAGATGATTTGCAGAGTATTGCGCAACGTTTATCTCTTTTAGAAAATCAAATACAGTCTGGAGGATTTTCAGACGGACAAAATACAGAATCTAGTGTTGATGTTAAAAATTTAAAAGCACATATTGAAACACTTGAAAAGAAACTTTTTGCAGAAGTTCAAAAAGCATATTCTACAGTTCATAAACCGGGTGAATTGGGATCACCTTTAGCAAAGTTACAAGCAAAAGTTGAAACTCTTCAAGGAGATATTGCACGTTTACAGAAAGAGGATATAAAAGAGTCAACCGAAGCAATGGTTATTAATCTTGCAGCACAATTAAAAACACAGTTAGAAGGTTCTTTACAAGAAAGAGCATCCAAATCAGATTTGGAAAAATTCAGAACTGATTTACAGCGTATTGAAGAAATTTCCAGAGATGCCCAAACTATTTCTCATTTAATGAAGACAAAACTTGAGCAGGCTTTGGGACAACTTACAGCACGTTTTTCAGAAGAGCGATGGATTAGCCTAGAAGGCAAGACAAAAAAGATAGTTGATGATGCATTAAAAGAAACATTGAGATCACAAAAGACTTCTTTAACAAATCAGGAACAGGCTGTAAAAGAGGTTCTGAAAAAGACAGAAGAGACTGTAAATAGACTGAATACAGAAGTCAGATCTCAGTATGGTCCAGAAATGTTAGAAAGAACTCACCAGGAACTTGTAGGTAAACTGAAAAAACAGCAGACTGAATTTCAGGATACAGTTCAAGAACAAATTCTAAGACAAATCTCATTAATGAATACAGAATATCACTCTCTTAAAAATCAATTTAGGGATTTTACAGCGACTGTAAAACAAGAATTATCTGGATCTTCTTTAAGAGAAAAGTACAAAGAATACGAGAATTCGCTCAAACGTTATGAAAGAGAAATGGATAGTTGGAAAACAGATCTGGAAAGGGCTGAAAAAATCCAAAAGACGACACTGGATTTTTTGAATAACTATAAACAAGAGTTGGGATCCTTTTTGGCTGAAACTGAAAATAGTGTAAAAGGGCTGAAAACCACAGTTGCAATGAATAGACAAGAAATCAAGGATCAATTGGACGTATGGTTACGAGACAGACAGCATCAAATTCAAGAAAATTTCACAAAAGCTACAGGAGAAGTTCAGAAAGTACGTGATAATTATCTTGTTTTACAAAAACAGGTTCGTATGGAACTTGATGAGACAAAGTTGAAAGAAAAATACAAGCAATTTCAGAATGAATTAGAATTGAAAATAAAAGGATGGATGCAAGAGAAGGAAGATTATTTAGTAAATCGTATTGTGGATATGAGTCAAGATCTTCGTGAAGTTAAGAGATCTGTTGAATCAAAAGAACGAGAATTTACAGAGCTTTTCAGTGAAGATAAAATTCAGTCAGTTTATAAGGATATTGAAACACGAATAAAATCATATCAAGAAGAGTGGAATAAGCGTAGAACAGAAGAGTTTCTTTTAAGATATAGTGATTTTGATCGTGAATTAAAACGCATGGATACTATTGCTAAAAATCTTGAAGAACGTGAAAAGAGTGTAAATTTGATAGATCAAGAAAAGAAAATGAAAGATTTTATAGATAGATGGGAAACTAGATTAAATAAAGAAAAGGATGATATTATAAGTGGAGTAAATAATGTAACTAATTCAACATTAAATAATGTTAGATCTGTATTAAAAACTGTAAAAGGTGATTATAACGCAGTTGTAAATGCAATAAATGCAGAAAAGGCTAAATTTGTAGCGTATTTGGAAAATTTGAAAAAATCACAAGAAGAAGTTCAGAGTCTTTACACGGAAGAGAGTTTACAGAAATTTGTTACAGATTGCGAAACAAGACTTCAGATTTCACAGAATACGTGGACAAGAAAAAGAACAGAGGAGTTTGATGAAAAATTCAGTTTCATAGATACACAGATAAGACAGCTTCAAACTTTAACACAAGAATCTAAGCAAATGGAAAAGCGTTTATTAGAATCTGTTGTAAAACAGTCTTTTGGAGAACAAACACTTGAAAAGATTGTAAATCAGTGTGAACTTCGTTTGAAGACAACACAGGATGCATGGATGAAGAGAAAAACAGAAGAAATTACAGATAGAATTGTTAAAGTTGAGGATGAGAAAAAACAGATGATGGAAATTGTAAAAGACGCAGAAAAAACAGCTCTCAAAGTTTCAGCTAATTTTAATCAGCAAAGTATTCAGAAAATTACAAAAGAAATAGAAGCACGTGTACGTCCTTTATTAGATGAACAAATTGCAAAGAAAATGGTAGAAATAAATAATAATGAAGCCGCTTTAAAACAACAGTTTGAACTTTTACAAAATATATCCTCACAAACTTACCAGGATGTAGATAGTTTGAGAAAATCCTATAAAGAATTTGAAACTAAAATAAATAAACAGTTTAATCAACAAACACTTGCAAATATTTCTCATCATTTAGAAGAGAATATGAAAGGAATAGTAGAATTAACCAGTACTTCTTTGAAGAAAACATTTGAAGAATGGAAGGATTCAACACAGGATGAGTTAAAGGATATTAAATTAAAAGGATACGATATGAATGCCAAGCTAGCAACAAGTATTGAAAAATATACAAATTTTTCTAAAGAAATTGATAAAATGATAAATGTATCAATACAAAATTTTATGAGTAAGGATAGAGTTGCAGAGTTACGTAAAGTTTTATGTGGAGATATATTGGCTGATATTAAAAATAATTTAGCAATGTATGCACAAATTCATTTGAAGACTCTTGAAGATAGAATAAGTGATACAAGAGAACGTATTGATTCATTTGAAACCGAAATACATTATCAAATAGAAACCATAAAAGAAAGATCTATAAGTTCAACTGGACAAGTTATAATAGGCGAAAGAGAATTAAAATACAACAGTTTGACCAAGTGTTTTTACACAGCTATTTTTGGTTTAGGAAATCAGCCAGTAGATACTTTGGCGCCAATACAGAACAAAATTGCAGGATGGGATTATATTTGTTTTACAAATATGAATTTACCTCCACAAAAAGGATGGCATATTGTAAAAATACAGTTGGATGAATTAAATCCAGTGTTACAGGCAAAGAGAGTCAAATGGTTAAGTCATGAATATCTTTCTGATTATGATGTTGTAGTTTGGATGGATGGATATATTGCACCAAATCCAATGTTCAGTGAAGTTTTAAAACAGTGGGTTTTAGAAATGCAAGAGAAAAATATTCATGTTTTACACAGACCACATGAAGTTCGTAATTGTATTTATGAAGAATGTGAAGCTGTTGTGGCAAATAAGAGAGATACACGAGAAAATGTTACAAAAGTTGTAACACAACTAAAAGAACTAAGATTTCCAAAGAACTGGGGGCTTTTTGACACAAATATTTTGTTTAAATTTCACAAAGATCAAGCAATTCAAGATATTTCTGAAGCAGTTTTTAAACAAATGCAAGAAACATCTTACAGGGATCAACTAGCAGTTCCTTTAGTATATTATACAAATGGATTCAAAGATTTTCAAAACCAAACATTATTGCGTGCTTTTGAAAAGTCTGGAAATCATGTGAGAATAGCTGCATCATAATTTGTTGCATAAAAAAAATAATCAAATAAAATTTATAAGAGAATTTACAAATGCTCTTATATTTTTTTTGTTTTTTGTTTTTTCTTTTTTCTTTTTTCTTTTTTCTTTTTTCTTTTTTCTTAAAACTTAATAGTTTTAAGGTTTTTCTTTTTTAACCATCAACTTATGCTGATGTTGTTGCTGATTTTTTGACTTTTTTAGTTGTTGCTGGTGCTGCTGCTTCAACTACTGCTGGTGTTGCTGCT